ATCCAAGGTAGTTGTACCTGTGGCAATACTACCACCCCCACCGCCACCACCGGATGCATTGATGGTGACGGTAGTATCTGTTTCAATGGTAGTGACGTTAGTACCAGCAATGATCTGTTTAGGAGCAACCGCTACTACACCATTAGCTATACTAACAGTCATATCACACCATAGCAGCGCGAAGTTTAGCTAGCTTGTCTTCCACTTCCTGTGTTTTAGCTGTAAGGTCAGCAGCAGCTAGTTCATATGCCTGTAGGTTTTTACGTAAAGCACGCTCACGTTCGTTGAGTGACTTTTCTAGTTCGGCTACGACAGCCTGCTTGTTTTCTGCGATCTGTTTCTCAGCATTAAAAAGTTCAACTACTTTACGATGTTCTTCAAATAGAGTATCGTAAGCAGCCTGACGTTGCTGGCTATCACGAGTAGCAGTAGCTTCGATTTCAGCAGCCTTTGCTTCAGCTACTTCAACAGCCTTAACGGCCTTCTTCTGTAGCTTCTCAATATCAGATGCCTTTCCTACAAGCTCTGCAGCAGCAGTTAACTGATCCCGTGCATCCTTGAGTTCATTCAGATACTTGTCGTACTTAGTGGGATTTTTTACTAAGTCCATGAACTCAGTTAGGTCTTGGAAGTTCATTATCGTTGTCCTTGCAGGATTGTTAGGGTAGCACTGCCTGAAGTGTAAGCAGTGTTATTAATTCGGACTGCACGAATAGGAAAAGCGTAGTTCCCATCGGCAGAGGCGGTCTTGCTGACCAAGGTTGAATGTTTGAAAGCAGTAGGAGTTACTGAACTATCAAAAACGTCATCAAATGTATGTTCAATATCAGCAGTGAGAGTTCCAGAGATAACAAGACCAAGGCCAACGTTAAATGGGCTTTGTTTGTAGTCTAGTGGAATCCATGCGGACGTTCCTGCGGCTGATCGTGATACTATTGTAGGGCGCATATTAATTCCTTTAAATGAAAATGGGGAGACAACTCCGAAGAACTGCCTCCCCACTTGGGTTACTACTTAGAAACTATACCCAGATTGTGGGAAGTAGTATTCTACTTTAACCAGCCACGGACCACCTGAAGAGGAGGCCGCACCAGTTTCAGCATACCGTGCTTTGAACAGGGTATCAGCGGTAAGTTGCGTACCGTTTGATGTACCACCAGCAGCACCAACAGCAAAGTAACCTTTACCATTGGTCTTGACATCGAAACTATCAACTAGTTCGTCGGCAGTACCCGGATTAGTACCAACGTCAATAATGGCTGTGGTAGCAGCATTAGAAACGGCAGGACCCATCACATAGGCACCAGCGAATACAGAACCCTTCGGAAGCCAGAAAGCATCAAATGCAGTTGTATCCGAACGGGTAACCTGTACGACTTTGTTGAGAATATCAAGGGCTGGTGGGGTAGTAGAAGTAACTACCTGATTAGGACGAAGTGCCATATACTACCCCTCCTTATTAAACGCCGGGTGAACCGTAGATTGCGCGTGGATCGCTCCAACCGAAGGAGTAACGAGCAGTGGCCTTGAACTTAGCGTTCTCGGTATCAAAGTCATTATCCATCTCGAACTGGTCACCACGACGCTCGAAATACTTCAGACCATCCTTAACGGAAGTCAGAATGTACCATGCATCTGGATCAGTCAGATAGTGGTTGGTAACAACATTACTAAAGATACCCATATCCTTAAGGACGTTCGGATCGTTTAGATCAGTACCAACGCGGCCATTAGCACCAAGAACACGCTTGGCTTCAAACTGAAGCTGATAAGGGATGACAAGCTTTTCAGGCTTGGCAGCAATCAGGAGACCACGATCATCGCGGAAACCTGCAATATCAATAACAGCTTGTTCCAGAGCAGCTTCCGACAGGTCGGCATCTGCTGCAATACGGTTGCTGAAAGTGCCACCAGCGACGTTCGGGTGGTCAGTAGCAATCAGAGTCTTACCATCACCGCCGAGGTAACCAGAACCAGCAAAGGCACGGTTATAAACGTTGGCACCGATAATCTCTTTAGTCTGACGCATAGAACGGGCAAGAGCCTTAGCCTTCTGCGAACCAACCTTACCATACTGGTCATCCTCATAAATCTCACGAGTAATCATGAAACCCAGAGCGTACACGACATGGTTGTAACGTGAAGTGAAACCTTGACGCTCAGTATCGTAAGTGATCGGAGCACCCTCAGTCTTGACAGAAGCCAGACCAAAAGAGCTTAGACCGAGGTCTTCTTCGTATGCACGATCAGACTTATTCTTTTCAAACAGCTTGTCCCATTCTACTGGATAGTCACCGTACTCTTTACCATAAATAGCATTAAGGCCGGGCCAGAGTAGTTTGGCAAACGAGCTAGAAGTAATTACACCTGCTGACATTATTTATCCTTTCTTATTTAAAATTAGATACCAGCAGTACCAGTACCAGCACCCAGTTGAGCGTTGTTGATCTTGACTAGAACTTTGGTACTTGCACCAGTGATCTCATTGTCAGGACGCTGAACAACACCGAGCACCTTCCACTGGAGAGTAGCTGTGGTATTTTTAGTTGCCATGTCGAGGGCAGCAGCCGAAGTACCAGTGACGGTGGAACCGGCAACAGTAGACAGATCGGCGTTTTGACCTACATCAGCAACAGCGAAGGAATAAGAAGCGTTAGAGCCAGTGACGGCCTCTACTTCATAAATAACATCGGGTGCATCACATACCAGCACGTATTGTGCTGTTGAGGCGGGGCGATAGACTGGAGTATCCAGCGAGATCGAACCACCTGACATAGTACCTGCAACAGGGTCAAGCTTGGTGTTAATCACACCAACTACAACACCCAGAACTGCAGCACCGGCGGTAGCCTTGGTAACCAGTTGGATACCTTGAGCATTACCGTCAGCGGCCAGCTTGACAGGATCGCCTACGAATAGAGCGGTGCCATCAGCAGCAGCAGTTGCATAGATGTTTGACTGACCATTGTATGGGGAGCCATTAACGTGCTTTACCGGAATAAAGCCACGAATTTTTGAGGTGTTAGCCATTTAAAAAAATTCTCCTAAGTTAAAACCTCCCCAAGATTATTAATCCTTTGTGATTTTCAATGAACCGTAATCTTGAGAAGAATTTGCTTTCATCGCTAGTTCTTGCTCTTTCAGTTGTTGTTCCTTATAGGCTTGATCTTCCTTGTACCATTCATCCTTGATACGCATGAGATAAGCCTTAGTACCACCACCTACAGAGATTTGAACCGGACTACCCTCTTTTGTTGGAGTAGCAATCCGACGATCACCAATTTTAACGGAGTCATCAGAGACAACCTCATAACCCCGTTCTTTCATCATGTCTACACGATCACCGATATCATTGACGATACGATAGTTAAAACCGGGTTCTTTACCCTTAACACCGAGAATAGACCGTTGGCCTAGTGGGGTTCGTGTAGTGCGTGTAACTTGCTTTGTCATACTCGTTCTCCTCGTGAGAGTGCTAATTCTTTAAGATATACATCCTTCTCCATTACGTTGTTGCGGAGGAAGGAGTTCATCACTCGACGTTCTTCGTCGGATAATTCTAGTTTTTGTTTCTTGTTTACTGGGGTAGAAGCCACCGGGCTTTCCACTGCACCAGCTTGACGACGCTTCGGATTCTCAAAACGATCTTTATATCGTTCCTTTACCTCACTAGTGACATAGACGAGGACATCTTCTGGGTCAAGTTCAGGATGACGCTGAGCATACGCCATACCTAAAGTGTCTGCATAATCACGCATTTTTGCATCACGAGCATACCACTGATTTTTGTCTACCCACTCGGTAAAGCGGGGATCGACTTGCTGTTGTTGTGGAACAGCTTCTTGGTAAATCTCACGGGCCTTCTGTTCAGCCTTAAGATCAGTCAGCATTTCAGATGTTTCCAAATAGCCATCAGAATTACCTTCTTCAAGGTGACGTTTCTGTAGGGCTTTCAGTTCATCCACTGCTCGTTTATACTCAGTTTCACGCACTTTGGAATGATGATCTTGGAGCATACGGAGAACCTTCTTAGTCTCCTTAAGGTCTCGGCCAAGGGTATCAATCTTTCCAAACAATTCACCACGTTCTACGAACTCTTTAGCAGGACGCCACTTATCAGGATCACCCTCCCATTCTTCCTTTGGACGCCAACCTTGCTCACGGGCGCGGTCTTCATAGGCATTACCTTGGGGTTCTTGCGAAGTTGATTCTTGTGGTTCTTGTGCTGGAGCTTCTTCTAGTTGTACTTGTGGTTCATTTAGGACTTGCAGTTCTTCACTCATATTACTCTCCTCTTAGGATACAAATAATGTCTTCATCGTTACAGATAGTATAAGTAGTACCATCTGTGTCTACGACGTCTTTACCGCTATACTTGGCAATAGTAACTCTATCACCCACCTTTACTAGATCAGCACTTTCACCATAATCCTTAAAGCAGGTAGAGCCAAGTGAGATAACGGTTCCGACTTCAACAGCCTTCCGTTCCTTATTGGTTACCTGTTCTGGGATAATGATTCCAGACTCTGTCTTAGTTTCTACATCATCTAGTTTAAGAATAATTCTATGCAGAATTGGAACAAGCATTATTGTTCTTCTCCTAAACCGTCAATACGGAAGTCTTGCATCTCACGATAAGCAAGAATAAATCCGCGATATACATTGTCGTTGATGGGGTCGAGTCCTGCGCTGTTAGCGAGAACTTCTTTTGCATCCTCCACCCGTTCTTCGCAGGCCGTCATAAAGGCCTGTGTTACAGGATCACTCTTCCAATTTTGGAAGTCACTAACTGAGATAGTCATTTAAGTTATTGCCCCTTCTTAGTTGCAGGTTTCTTAAGTTGTTGTTGTTTGATTTTATTTGCTTCTGATTGATGTTGCATTGCCATTTGGTTCTGTTGATGTGTTTGTACCATCTTCTGCTGATGTTGTGCACCAGCTACCTGCATATCCATCGCAGCCTTCCTACCTGCAAACATAGCCTCACGCGCTTTAGCTTGAAGCTCCATCTGGGCTAGTTTAGCCTTCTGTTGTAGTTCTTGCTCTTTAGTCATCTGCTCCATCTGCATCTTCTGCTGGGCCATCTGCATATCGTTCTGTGCTTTCTGTTGATCGATCTGCGCTTTCATCTTCAGTGCCTCAGCCTTAGGATCAGGCGGAGGTGGAGATGGTTGCTTCAACAGTTGCTCAGGATTTGCAATCTCATGGGCTTCTAGGTAAAGCTTGGTAACAGCCATTGGATCGATTGTACCTAGTTGCAGTAGTTGCATTACAGCCTGAATCTTTGCTTGCTTCTCCTGTCCTGAAACGGCAGTAGGATCAGCACCGGGAATAATATCATCCTCAGAACCCTCATAATCAGACTGTGGAATCTGTTGATCCAACACTGAGTTATATTCTTCTGGGTTCATATACTCACGATTCAGTACGTACAGCTTGCGGAACTCCTTAGCCAGCGAACGATACACACGCTTATAAACAGCAGTAAATACCTTCATACCCTGCTCGATGGTAGCCATCGTTGTGGTAGCAGGAGTGTTCTGTCCCGGCATTTTACCAACAAAGATTTCAGCCACTGAGGCCAGTTCCTTACCTGACTTGAGAACAAGGTCAAGTAGTTTAAATAATACATCACTAGGCTCACGTACAGGAAGCGGGAATACCTGCTTCTTGATATCATCACCTACAGCATTAACAGCCTTCCACTCACCCGGAGTAAAGCGTGCTTCACCCATCTTGATACGGAGACCTTTACCAATAAAGCCAGACTGTAGGTTGCTAAGAGAACCAGCATCTACCAGTTGGTTAATAATAGTATTGGCAGACTCATTTAGAGGGCCGAGTAAACGACCAAAACCAATATCGTAAAAGCCGCCATCAGGGTTAGGAATGAAACTGTACTTGGTGTAGTAATGGATTGGCTCAATTGATAGAACTTCCCCTGATTCATTTAACTCTACCTTATCCGCATCAAAGCGTGGAGTAATACGTAAAACCTTCTGCGACTGTTGCTCGATGGTAATTACATATGGCTCAGAATAACCATCATCGTCAAGATCAAGATAGGTATGTTGTTCGAGAATAGTGTAAGGAGTTGTAACATCTTCTGAAGCGTCCCTCTGAAAGGCAGCATTAATCTTGTTTTCATCTGATTCCCAAACATCACCCGGATCAGCCAGATCGATGTCAAGGAAGATACCTTTGTTCTGTCGTTCTTTAACCTGACGACGGGTTAGGTATAATACTTCTGTAACCCGCTCTGCATCTTCCAGACTCTTGGCATTATAGTTAACGACAAGGAATTTTGGAAGGATCAGGCAGGAGCGGTTACGTTGTTTTGCTACATCCCAGTAAGTCTTCTTGAAGCATGTACCAGCGATAGGTAAGGAGATCAGGAGCTTGTCCATATCCTCTTCCCACTCTTCCATCTGGTGTAATACCTGCCAAGACATATGAGTAGATACCCGATCAGCACGCTGTGTCTTCTCACCTGTAGGGTCCTGTCCAAGGACTTGACACTTCACTACTTTACCGTTACTAGGTACAAGTGTTGGGTAAGCACGGGCAGCAAACTGCATAGCAGCAGTGGCAAGTAGTGGGTACTTAATGTTTGCAGCATTAGGCCAAGGGAATGTCTTCTCTTCACTAATCTGTAGGGCTAGTTTAGTCCAGTTAGATAGGTCCTTTTCCCATGGTTTACGCGAGTCAAGGTCAGTGTCAAAACCACTACTAACATCCGCACCAATTTCAAGAAGTCTCTCTTCATCTAGGTTCTCTGCTATATTGTTAGATTTTAAAATCTTATCAAGTTTTAATTTTGCCATATTAATATCCGGTAATAGAACTGCGTCCTAGATTATTTAAACCTGCCCTCTCATAGTCTTCCTCATAGACCTCATCAGCGATCTCATCAGTGGTTAAACCCTCTGACATCTTATCAATGAGGATACCTTGATAGGAAAGAGCATCAACCACGTCATCATGCTTAGCCCGTGGGAAAGACATACACTCATCTTCAAACTGTAACCACCAATCAGCAGACTTATCGAACTTGACCTGTCCTGCTCTCATACGAGCTTGGATCGATCTAGCACGTTGTAGCTTATCCTGTCTGTGTGGTTTAAGCATGTGCAAGTTCAGGTAAGTACCAGACTCATACATAGCTCTGTTTAGATATGGCCCCAAGGCCTTTGAGATTTGTGTGTCCTCAATGCCAACAGCTAGGGGATTGTATAATTTTTGTAGAGAAAGCAGAAGGTCCACAATCTCATTACCAGAGAGACGCTCACGGATACAATTACGTATGTGTAACTGGCCGTTAGAGTCCATACCACCAATCACAATAGCTGTATAGTCGGCACGATCCTTTAAGGAAATAGCCAAGTCAGCAGTGATGTAGTAGGTCATGTTTTTCTTCTTGTCTTCCTCAGTCATAGGAAGAAAGTCACCACGACGGAAATATCGGATAGAGTCATCTACTGGGTTGTTAAGCATCTCACAGGCATAGACCTCTGGGATACCCTGTTCTTCAAAGTCATTTCTCAGTTCCTTAAAAAACTGAGCAGTCTTTCTTTCAGGCCATAGTAAGGCAGAGTAGTCTTGATTGTGCGCCATGTACTTGACAGAGCGCCACATACCCTTCTTACGTTTAGACCAAATCTTTAAGTCTTCAATAACAGTGTCTTTAGCCGTCTCGGTTGGCATCAGCGAACACAATGGATCATCCAAGTTCATTACTGTGCCAACCCAACGGATAATTCCACGTTCTGAACGACACGGAATCAATGAGCCATATACCCAACGACGTAGTTTATCACGTCTATCTTTATTGGCAACCAACTCTTCGTTGAGTAGGTCATCAATAACGATCAGGTCTGGGCGAGTACCTTCCCACAACATGCCTCGTAACTTTTGTTCTGCACCTTTAGCGACAATACGGAATGCCGAGTTGTCTTGAAACCGACAGATGATGTCAGTCTCGGTGTCTTTCTCGATAACAACCCCCTTTTCCGACATCTTCATACCGAAAAGGTCATGGATTTGGGTTGAATCGTAGAGAATCTGCTTTATTGTGCCTAAGAACAGGGCGGCCTGCGCTTCTGTATCTGCGACAATCAACACATACTTGCGTTGTCTGAACAAAACTGCTGCTAATGTATAACTAATAGTAATGGTTGTACTCTTACTATGTCCCCGTGGTGCTGCAATAGCCACGAACTTATCGTCACTACAGCATAGATCAAACCACTCTCTGTGGAAATCGGCGAAGGGGGAAGCTTCGTCATAGTATGGTGTCAGACAGGATGTAGCAAACCCTTCAAGAACCTCTTTGGTTAGCTTTGGGTATACTGTCTTTACTGGCTCTGCCATACATTCTCCTATTCGTAGTGAGACTCACTCCAGATTTGGTATTTAATGCCCTCTAGGCGACCTACCATTTCCAGTGACTCATAGCCGTTATGGTGTATCCACTCACAGCCGTCTTTAACACCAATGATAAAGATGGTATCATAGTCCATCTTGCGTGCAGTATCCAAACACTCCAGTACATCTTTCTGGCTATCGGTTAATTCCTTAACCAACGATACGATTTTATCGCCCACGGCGTTCCCTCTTGGAAGTTTCAGACCTCATCGATCCATTGCTGTTACGGGAGAAACTACGATTAGCGCTGGGGCTTTGAACGAAGAGATTACTCAGACTGTTCTTGCCACCACGGCTAACTGCCTTCTTATGACCTACATCGCCCTTAAGGGCAGTAGGCTTAACCCCATTTTTCTTGGCTACCTCAGAACGGGCGGCATTACGTTGAGCACGATCTTTCACACGGCTTTTCCTTTTGGTGTGTTCCCACTTTAACTCTTTTTTGCAACTAATAGTCGCGCTTTCCATGGGACATAAAAGGCACGACTACTGCCCTCCTGCCGAGGTCAAATCTTCCCCGGATAGATATCGAATAGCATTCATTAGTGTTTCCTTATTATCATGAAAGTAACCTAACCCTCGATTACACTCGTTACATAAAATCCCACGAACATTTCCATGTGTGTGGCAATGATCAACTACCGGGGCATCAGCTCCCCATGTACTAGAAAACTCAGTGCCACAAAGGAGGCACATGTTATTTTGAGAGAGTAGCATGGCATCATACTCATTTTCTCCCATATTATATTTACGCTGTAAATACCGTTCTCTAGCTGATGTTTTATTCTTAATATTCCAATCTCTTGTATCCTGTGCTGCACACGCTTTACATCTAGGTTGTAGTCCGGGCTTCCTTCCTTTTGGACGTTTATGGGAATACTCAGATAGTGGTTTCCATTCCTGACACTTCTTACACTGCTTCATGGTCAGTTTCTTTCACTTGGTAGGTTTCAGTGGCAGCATCAAACACAACCAACTCACTCTCAATAACCTTTTTAGGCTTACCAGTGACGAATTGTGCGAATTGCTCTGCCAGTTGTTGCAGGTGTGTGGCCGTTGCCTGTTGCTCTACAATCTTGGTAGGCTCCCGGCGTAGGACTTGGCGTTTGTCCATGATGGTATTGAAGGCTGTGGTCAGATCGCGCATCTTGGCAGGAACGATACGCTCTTTGCCTGTGCGGGGGTCAATAACTGTCTCACCATTGACGATCCTGTCAGTTACACCATCAATCGCTAATTCCAATGCCTTGGTTAGCTTGACGTCCATCTTGTCACTCGCCTCTTCCCGGCGGTTCTTGATCTTCTCTTCCCACCACTTGCTCTTGCGCCAGTCTTGTAGGGTATAGTAGGAGATACCTAACTCGCGGGAAACCTGCATAAGGTTGCCACAGGACAGAAAGATATCAACACCTTTTGTTTTAATCTCGTCGTCCCAGCCACCTGCTCGGCTAGCTTTAGGTTTCTTACTCTGAGCGACGTATCTATACGTAGTCATCTATAAATCTCCAAGTTAAAATTAAATTACCATTTATACTACTATTATACCATACTTTTAATGATTTGTCAAGGGGCAAAGCCCTGTGGACCTAATTTTTGAAGGAAACTGATTGTTTTAAGCAGCAGTAGTATCATTCTAAACAGGAGAAGTATTAATCAATAAAAAGGCCTATTGACTTTTAAACAGAAGTATGTTATAATATATATTGTATTTATATATAGTATTATTATATTATATTATTATAGTATTTATTATATATATATATATATAGGTTTTATATATTATTATATTATAGTTATTATATATTAGGTTTTATTATTATTATATTATATAGGTTTTTATTATATATTAATATATATATATATAAGGGTGCCCATTAAAAGCTTCACCGTGGCACCAGTGGGTGGTTCATTCACTGTGTTCATTTCACCAAGCGCGGTAGCGCTGCCGGGTATTTGTCAAGAGTACGTCTAAAACAAACAGAAACCCACCTAGAATCAATTAATCCCCTGTCAGGAATACCAACATAGCCTGAAATATAAATAATCGCTTAAATCGCTTAAAAACCACCTCTATGGAGAAATCCCTGTATTTATGCCGCTTAGAAGGTCAAAAAAGGGAAAAAGTCAAAAGTTACTAGAATTATGTCAGTGTGCATCACCCACTTTCCTTGGGGGCCCAAGTTTCCCCCCCACCCCCTTCAAAGTGTATCCATCTCCTGTGATCTCCTGCGATCTACTGCCAAGTCTTATATAAGAGTATGCTTATATTCACATGGTATGTCTATCAAAGGGTTGTC